ACAGAGCCCGGGACGACAACGCCCAAGACGTCGCCCACCGAGTACCCGCTGTGACCGTCCAGCACCGGGCCTCCCTGGTTCAGGCGGTCGATCCGGACGTGGGCTGGGTCCAGGGACAGCGTCTCGATGTAGCGCTTCCCGGTCCACCAGTCCATGCGCTCGACCGGAGCCCCGGTGGTCCAGATAAGGTCCACCGTACGGGCCTCGTCGTTGACGCTCTTGGGCGCAATGTCGGCGCGGATGGAGAGGGGAAGCATCTCGATCGTGCCGGCGGGCGCCGGGCGGGTGGGCTTCACGCTTGAAACGTCGCATGCCTGCCGATCGGTCGGTAGTTGCTGAATCGTCAAGGGGGCGTCGTGACCCGGGAGCGGCCGCGTGGGAATCGCCGGAGAGCCGGCAGAGCGGAGCCACCCCAAGTCGCTGAGCCCTCGGAAGTATTCCTGGACCCTCTGCTTGGAAATGGCCAGCTTCCGGGCGATGTATGAGGCTGGCGCGGCCTCGCCCGTCGCGTCGTGATAGTGGTCCACGAGCGCCAGCACCTGGAGCTGCTTTGGCGTCAGGCTGCTTGCCATGTCCACCTTCCCGCTTGACAGACTGTGACCGTTGGCCTATCGTCTGTGTTGCGAGCCGTGGCGATTGAGCCGCGGCAAGATTCAAGGAGCCAGGCATGGCCAAGAAGCCAGAGAAGCCCACGTTCGTATCGACCGGCATCCAGTCGGTCGATCTCACCCTCCGCGGAAAGCCCGGATCGTTGCTCGTGGTCCACGCCTTTGCCGAGAAGGCGAAGCAGGAGATCCGGGACAAGCAACAGAAGAAGGCGAAGAAGGCCAAGGAGGAGCGCAACCCCGCGGCCGAGTTCCTTGCCGCGCGCTACGTTGACCAGGATGGCCGGGAGTGCGCACCGATCACCGCCCTCAAGAAGGCGATCATCACTGCCGCGACGGCCTTCGATGACCTGACCAAGGTCGCCCTCCGGCAGGCGCTGTTCGTTGACCCCGTCGCGTCCCCCGGCAGCCTTCTCGTGCCGATCGAGAAGCACGACGGCACGCCTGCGGTCGGTGTCATGCGCGAGGATGCCGTGACCATCGGCATGAACATCCGCGGGCTCGCTTACCGCCCGAGCTACGACGAGTGGCAGGTTCGGGTTCGGATCGAGTTCAACCCGCGGCTCGTGAGCAAGGAGCAGCTCCTCGCGCTGGTCGATCAGGCGGGGTGGGGCGTGGGCATCTGCGAGGGCAGGCCGGAGCGGAGCAGCGCCCTCGGATGGGGTCGGTTCGAGCGCGTGGAGGAACAGGCGAAGGCTGCGTAGGTACGGCAGGCTGGGCGAGGCACGGCCTGGCCTGGACGGGTGGTGCTGGGCGCGGAGTGGCAGGCATGGCAAGGCCGGGCTGAGCCTGGCTCGGCTAGGTAGGGTGGGGCGTGGCAGGCGCGGCAAGGTTCGGTCCGGCGAGACGCGATCGGGTGCGGCAGGGCGCGGTATGGCAGGCAGAGCGTGGCAAGGCCGGGCTAGGCGAGGTTCGGCAGGCGAGGCGCGGCAAGGTTCGGTCCGGCGAGACGCGATCGGGTGCGGCAGGGCGCGGTATGGCAGGCAGAGCGTGGCAAGGCCGGGCTAGGCGAGGTTCGGCAGGCGAGGCGTGGCAAGGCTTGGCGCGGTGGGGCGATGTTTGGCCGGCGTGGCCAGGCTCGGCACGTATCGGCATGGCGTGGTTCGGCAGGCTAGGCACAGCAAGGCGAGGCGGGGCCCGGTGCGGTTGGGCCGGCATGGCAGGCCAGGACAGGCTCGGCGGGGATGAGCCAGGCGAGGCGGGGCATGGCGAGGCAGGCATGGCGAGGCAGGGCCAAGCGAGGACTGGCAAGGCGCGGTCAGGCCGGGTAAGGCGGGTATGGACCGATTCGAACTGAAAGCGCACCGGAAACGACTCGGCCTCTCGCTCGCTCAGGCGTCGGGCCAAGTCCACGTCACCCCACGAACCTGGGCCCGTTGGGAGGCTGGCGACCGTCACATCCCCGAGGCAATCGTTCACCTGTTCTGCACCCTCAACGGGATCAAGTACGAGGCTCCCCCTCGATAGCGCCGATCGCGGCCCGGACTCCGCGCGCGAAACAATCCGCGCAGTGCGGTCGTGGGTCCAGGGACTGAGTCGGCGTCACGCGCAAGTCCTCCAGCCGCTTCCGCATGGCCAGGAGAGCGTCCATTGCCACCGACTCCTGGTCCTCGGTCGCCCGGCGGGTCTGCACGTGCATCCCGCGTTCCGGGGTCTCCAACTCGTGAGGCTTGACTGCCATCGCGCTACTCCTCCTCAATGTCGGTTTCGTCCTCGGGTGCCGGCTCTCCCGGGGTCGTCGTCGGTTTCGGCGCGGGTGGTGGCGCATCTCCAGGCTTCGCCGGTGGCGTTCCGCCCGGATCGTCCGGCCCGACCTGTCCGGTGGTGACGTACTGGCGCGGGCCGCCCGCCTGCGTCGTGTTCCTCGCATCGCTGTCCAAGATGATCCCCAGCTTGTCCAGGAGCTTGTTGTCCTCGGCCATCTCGACCAGCGCCTCCTTCGGGTCGTAGCCGCGTTCCCGCAGCGCATCGGACAGCGTCTGAATGCCGGCCCGCACGTTCCGGGTGATGGCCAGGCCCTCGGCGCCAGGGTCGATCATCGGCGGCGGCGGTGGCGTCCACGCGGCGCGCGGCGCTTCGCCTGGAAGCCCCATGATCTGCGCGGCCTCCATCGCCCACCGCCACGCGGGATCGCAGAACTGAGGGATCAGCGTCCGCCATTGCCAGTCGTACACCCGCGCCCAGTGGCGGATACGGCTCATCCGGGCGGCCGAGAATGGCATCCCGGTGTAATCGCCAGTCAAGTCCTCGTAGCTGACGCCCAGTCCGGTGGCGATCGCGCGCAGTGATGTCTTCGTGTACTCCGGGTAATCAGCCACGCTCGGGGGCTGGACCACGCTGACCGTCCTGCCGGCCGCCACGTTCAGCACGCCCCCTGGCTCGAGGCTGTCTATCGCAGGCGTCTGCGTGCTGTCCACCACACCCAGCCCTGCACCCGACCCGTCCACGTCGCTCGTGATCACGGCAAGGCAAGCCGCGATCTTCTGCTTCATCAGTGTCGCGTCCTCGTACTCATCGAAGTCCTTGAAGCGGAGCAATACCGGCGCGAACCACGAGGGCCCGCGGACCTGGCCGGGCCGGCTCTGCTTGTAGACGTGGAGGATCTCCGAGGCCGGGATGCGCCTCGAGTTCCCAGCCAGAGAACCGCCGGCGCCGCTCCCTCCACCCATCTGCGACCCGGGGTGCTCTGGAAACAGCCAGTAGGCGGCGCGCCGGCCGAGGATGTCGAACTCCACCCCGTGGATGATCCTGCCCACGATGGTCCCGTTGATGTTCCTGACGTTCTCGCCGGTCTTCAGGGTGTCGAGGTAGTCGGCCTCCAGCACCTGGAGCTGGAGCGGGATCGGCAGATCATCATCCGGTCGGCGAAGTCGGCGTCGGACGAACACCTCTCCGGCCTCGGCGACCGATCGGATGACCAATTTCTCCATGCCGTAGAAGTCGTTGCGTCCGTCAGCATCGCAGGCCGTCGTCCCGGCCCACTCCTCCCAGAGCTCGGCGGCCCTGACGTTGGGCTTCTTCGGCTTCGCGACGATGCCCCAACCGACCGTATGGTCTGCGATCGTGGTCAGCGCGCTTTCGGCGTGCCCGTTATTCTTGACCAGGTCACGCGCAACCTCGCGAAGCCTTGCGAGGCTGGGTCCCATGGATGCGTTGGCGTCGCTGATGCTGGTTCGCCAACCACTTGTCCTGCGCCCTATGGAGGCGCCCTCGTAGTGGCGGCCCAGAAGATCGAGCGCGACCCGCGCGCGCAGGCGGCGCAGCCCGGCCTGGGGCGCCAGGAACCCTACCGCCCTGTCCAGCCAGGACGCCTGCACCGCGCTGCTCATGTCACACGCCCTTCGAAGTCGCCGCCAGCCGGTACGAGGTAGAGGTCCCCGCGACTACGTTGACCTCGGCCTGCATCACGCCCAAGAGGGCCAGCATGTCCTTGAGCGACCGGAACTCGAAGCTCTGGTCAGCGAACGTCATGGATTGCACCACGGAGCCGCCCGCGATCGCCGCCTTCAGCTTGTCGATGTCCGCCTGCGTCCAAGCCACGTCTCCTCCTGTGAGCTACGTGCCCGAGTTGGGGTTGGGGGTCTGCACCGTCGCTGGAGCGGCCTCCTCCACGGGCGGTGCCGGCGCCTTCTTTTCCTGCGGAATCAGACGCTTCTTCTCGGCCTTACTCCCCGCCTTCCGGCCCGTCTTCGGTGCGTGCTTCTTAACCGTCTTCATGAACGTCCTCCTTACCTGAGCCAACCCTGCCGCCGCGGGATCCACCGTCCGCCATCCCTTCGCGCGTTTACCTCGGCCTTCCGCTCGTCGTCGGAGTAGAAGGGATCGCGGGGCCTGGCGGCTGCCGGCGGGATCGCCTTCGCTACGGTCGCGACGGCCGTGGTGGCCTTTCCCACGAGCTTCGAAACCCACTCCTCGAACTTCATCGCGGCACCTCTCTTCGACGGAGCCAGGTAGCGGGCCGCCGCGGGGGCGCGTCGACAGGGATGCGGACCTCGGGATACATCTTTCGGAAGCGCGCCACTCCCTCTTCTTTGCCGTGGCGAACCGTTAGCAGCGAGAGCCAGCTATTCCGCTGGACGTGGTGAAAGAGCGCGAGGTTGATCACGAAGGTATCGAGCCCTTCGTTTCTGGCGTCCGCGGTCTTCTTCTTCCACTCGACTCCCACCGCGACGCCGTCCGCGTCGAATCGCATCCGTTGCTCTTCGCTCGTCAACTGCTTCACGAAGTCCTCGCCCACGCGCTTCGGGATGTGGACGTAGCCTCGTCCGGGCTCCGTCGTCTGGAGCATGGCCATGACCTCGCCCTTGGCCCCGTCCGTGTTGATTGGGAGAGGGCGCAGCCCGCGGCGGCTGCCAGCATCGCGCTCGTCCTTGACTCCAAGGACGACGGGTTCGCCCTCGCGGCCGCCGATTCCCTTCGTTGCGAATGCCCATTTCCACCCGCGCTTCGGAGCGGAGGTCACCGCTCGGTAGACGCAATCGGTGGCGAACCCTGAGTCAACGCCGACCAGGTGGATTGGCACTGGTCCGCTCGCGTGTTCGAATTGCACTTCGGCAAGCGCGGCCACGAACTGTTGCAGCGTCGCCGGGTCGCGGGGGTCGCCCTCCACGAGCTCCCAACTCAGCACCCATGCCTCGGCCTCCTCCGTCCAGCCCACTATCAGGACCGCGATGTAGCGGAGCTGGACGTCGATGCCGCAGGTGACGAGCAGGACAGGCTCCGGGATCACTTCAGAAATCCTCGAGGCGGCTCAGAATGTCGGCGGGGTCGATGGCCGTGGCCTCGTCCTTCCAGCCTTCCGCGAGCTGCGTGGTGACGAACTCGCGCAGCCGGCGCGGCCCGCTCATGTGGGCGCTCAGGAACTTGGTCACCAACCCGGACAGCGTGACAAAGGGCGAGAGCATGGCGGGCAGGTGGAAGGACACGAAGCCTGGGGCGAGCGGCTCCGCGGTCGGCCGCCACTCGCCTTGACGCACGAGGTCCATGCGCTCGGCCTCGCGGACCTCCCGGCCACATGGGCACGCGAGGCGGGCCGTCTCGGGGCGTCGCTCGTCGAAGACGGTGCGCCAGTGCGCCTCGTCGCCCCACGTCACGAAGTCCCACTTGCCGCACCCGAGGCAGGGCAGGAAGTAGCGGCGCCGGTCACCCTGGGCAAACAGGCTCTCAATCCTTCCATTCGCGAGGACGGGGGTCGAGACGAAGATGGTCAGACCGTCCGCGAAAGACGTCGTGCGGTTCACGAGGAGTTGCGTGGGGTCGCCCTCGAGGCCGACGACGCGGGGCACGCGGTCGGCATCGTCCATGATCGCCAGACGCACCGACCACCGCGCGACGCTGTTCGGAGAGTTCCCGCCAGCGAGCGCGAGGAACCCCCCCGGATACATCTTCATGCTCTGGGTTGACTCGGGCAGCCCCGATTCGCTCGGCACGCGGCGGTCGGTCACGAGGGCCCGGATCGCGGGGGTGCTCCTGATCGCGTCGGACAGCCGTTCCTTGGCGTAGGTCGCCGCCGCGCTCATCGTGGGTTGCACCAGGAGGATCGGGCAGGGCCTGTGCTGGACGTGGTAAAGGATGACGTTGGTCACCGCCTCGCTGACCCCGGCCTGGGCACACTTGACCACGGCCACTTGCTTGACGTTACGCTCGAGCACAACGTCCTGTATCCCCACCAGGTACGGGCAGACGTCGTTCCGCCACGCTGCCCCACGGGCCGCGCTCGCCTCGGGCAGGCGGCGGTGAGCCTCCGACCACTCCGATACCGTGAGTTTCGGGGGAGGCACGAAGCCGAGAGCCCACTCCCGGGCGAGCGCAATGGCCGCGCTCACGACGCGAGCCCCTCAACATTCTCCAGGCGGGCCAGCTCTTCCAGGGCCTCACGCACCACACGCTCGGCATCGACCTCGCGCTTCGCCGGGAGCCCGGCCAGGTGGACGAGGTCCGCGGGGAGGCGGAGCAGCCGCGACGTGACGGTCTGGACGATGCCGCGGCCGGCGCGCACTACCTCGCCGCGGGGGAGCAGCTCGCGCCGCTCCTTCGCAATCCGGAGCTGCATCCACTCGGCCTGAGCACGGTCGCGCGCCTCTCGTGCGTCCTCGGGCTTCTGGATGAGTACACGCGCCACCGCCAACGGATCGTAGATCGCTCCCTTCGGGCCCTTCCCGGGTATCACTGGAGCGATGTCGCCGGCCTCCCTGAGCCGGTAGAGGCTCCGCTCACCAACGCCGAGCCCCCGGCCGATCTGCGCGAGGGTCAACCCGGGCGTGGCAGGGCTGGCTCGCCGAGCGCGGCCTTTCGGAGGCCTACTGGTGGTCATGGGCTTGTTCTGCCCCGCCTAATGTCACTTGGGAGGTCCAAAAAGTGAGCAGGGGGCCACC